GGTTGGATTTTTATGCCGAAAATGCTAGAAATAAATATCGGATACTGTGGCCAGAATGGAGTGAATCTATAGATGGTCTATCAGGAGGGGAGGTTGAAGACACTGACTCTGATTTAACCGATAAAGAAACTAATAAACAACCTGTTAAGAAACTAAATATAAATCAAAATGATTAATCAAATTATTCACGGTGATTGTTTTGATGTTTTAAAAAATATTCCTGATGGTTCTATTGACGCTGTAATCACAGATCCGCCTTATAAGTATTTGAAGCACAAACTAGAAACAGACTGGGATGAGAAAATATTTTTTACTGAAGTTTTACGCACTCTCAAAAAAGATAGTTTTCTGATATTTTTTGGAAGAGGTGAATCATGGTTTAGATGGAATTATTTATGTCAAGAATTAGGACTGAAGTTTAAAGAAGAGATTATTTGGGATAAAGTCAGAACCTCAAATCCTTTATGCCAAATGCCCCGCTCTCATGAAAATATAGCTATTTATGTTAATGGAAGTCGTGGTTTAAACAAAGTCAGGATAGACAAAATAGATTATGATTTAATATCAAATCCGAGAGCTATTGTTAATGATTTTAGGAGGATTTTGTCAACTATTAAGCTAATTAATTCATGGGAAGATTTTTTACTATTCAAAGAAGGAAGATTGAATAAAAGTGAAAAAACATACCTTGCTGAAGTTACAATACAAGGTGGTAGAAAAAAATTTGATCCCGGCTCTACAACCTTAAATTCCCACACTGTAGGACGTATAATGCCGTCTATTTTTAGATGCTTAAATGACCATTATGGGTATGTTCACCCCACCCAAAAACCATTATTTCTTATCCAGAAATTAATAGAGTTAATAACCAACCCTAGCGATTTAGTCTTAGACCCTTTTTGTGGTTCTGGCACTACCGCATTAGCTTGTAAAGAACTTGGTAGAAATTATATCTGTATTGAGAAAGAGTTAGAATATTATCGAATAGCTTGTAACAGATTAGACCAACCTATAGAATATTTTCCAGATGAACCGATAGAGGAAATAATAGATAATACTCCATTACAGTTAAAACTGTTTTAAATTTGATAAAATACAGTAAAACCAAGAGATAATTATGACAAATCTAAAAGCTTATTTTGTTTCCGATTCTAATGAATGAAACATTAAAATTAAAGGTAAAAATGTTAGAGATTAAAAACCGTAACCTAAAAGCTAAACTCAATAAATCAGAAAAAACCCAAGAATTAGTTTATGACGGATTAGGAGATAAATAATATGACAGATAAATTCAACCCAGAAGATAAAAACTTACAGCCAATTAGTCAGTTGCTAGGGAGAGCCGAAGTAACAGCCGATGACATCCAAAAAGCTATCGATGACTGGAAAAAGAAACCTCCCGACCCTGAGTTTAAGAATTTATTAGAACCTGAAATAAGTTATGAGTGATTTTTCTTTTAACCCTGGTACTCGACGCTATCGAGACAATCGAACGGGGAGATTCGTCTCTACTGAAAAAGTTAGACAAATCTCTCAACAAACTATTAATGCCCGTACTCAAAAAACAGATAAACTTACCCATGACCTTTTAGAAAAAAAAATAACTGTCAGCGAGTGGGAAGAGAAAATGTCGTTTGAGATTAAAGACTTGACTATTCAGCTTTATCGAGTTGGCAAGCCCGATATGAACGCTTCTGACTATGGCAGAATTGGTCAGATGCTTAGAACACAATACGCACGATTAAGAAAGTTTTCCCGTGATATTATTCTTGGTACTCAATCGGAGGCTCAAATAATCAACCGCTCTAAACAGTACGTTGCCAAGTCTAGGGAAGCTTTTGAAGAGGGAAACAGGAGAGGACACGCTCTAGTCAACAAGTGGGAAAAGAGAATAATTACCAAAAAAGAATCTTGCCAAGAGTGTCTTTTTTATGAAAGTGCCGGTTGGCAGCCTATTGGAACACTCCCCCGACCGACTGAAAGATGTACTTGTCGGGCTAATTGCGGTTGTTACTTTATTTTTTCTAACTCTAGGACACGACCTACCCAGAATATGCTTTCGTTAAACTTTGGCTGGACGAAATAAAAAACGCAGGGTATCAATCCTGCGTTGTTTCCTCAGCTATACACTTTCTATGGAGACAAATATTTTGTATTGAAATTTTATATTTATAGGTTGGGCTGGAGACGACACTATTAATGTACATCAACCAACCATAAACGTCAAGTCTTTAGATAGAATTATTTATATAAGTATTTTTTATTGACATGGAACTAAAACTAACCCGCGCTGAATTAGAGATATTGTTACAGACCCGTCATCCTACCGACGAGGAGATGTTGTTAATCAATCAATTCAAGCCCTACGGACTCGATCCGTGGGAACCATCGGAACTGATGCGATTTGCTTTAATTGCCTCAAATAACTTAATTCACAGTTCTGGCCAGGTATGGGATAAAAATGTTTTAGAAACTATGGTAGCTAGTTACCCTGGATGCGCTTTGATGATCGATCATGAATGGAAAGATCAGACCAAAACTTTTGGGATGATCTATGATTCTTTTATTTATTCCTTGCCTCGTGTAAGCAAAGAAGGGATAGCACGAATCCTCGAAAAATCTCCTAATCCAAACGAAGATTATCGAATAATTCAAAAAGACGGCTATCATCAGGTCTTGGTTTTCGGTTTTGTAGAAGCGGCTCACCCGATTATTTCAGAAATTTCCTATGGCAGAAAAGCCGATGTTTCAATGGGGGGAATTTTTTATGGCGAGTCGATTTGTCCTATCTGTGATATTCCCTACAGTGATCCTAAATGTCCCCACTACCCCCCATATATGGCAGGGCTAGTAGATGAAGAAACGCTAACCCCTTACTATCGCCGTTCTGGAAAAATGGATTCTATCGAATGCAGTTTTGTTGCCAGTGGCAATTGTCGCCAAGCAAGATTAATAGATTCCCGTCCCAATACTTTTGTTTTTACCTAAAACAGAAAGTTCTGTAGTACAATTATATCTAATAGTTAGTGATCAGCAATCAGTAATGAATACCCTAAAAGAAATTAAACGGGTTACTCCCGTAGCTATTAAAGATTCAGCAGAAGGAACTGATACTCCTTCTCAAGAAGAAATCTACACCCTGACTCAAAAAGCCACTTTTCGAGGTGATTTAAAGCCTTCTGGAAGTGGTGTACCAGTTAAAAATTCCGACCCTGATCCCACTCCCGTCCCAGTCTTTGATTCCAAAGCGATTCAAGAGATTGTCAAAAACACCGTAGCAGAAACCGTAGCTTCGGTAAAGCAAGCGATGGAATTGGAAAAACAATCTGCATTAGAAGCCCAAAAGCAACAGTTTGAGACTGCAAAAGCTACTCTAGAAGCTTCTCTCAATTCTGCTTCGGAAGCTATCCAAAAATCTAATGAAAAAATCGCTCAACTAGAAACTAAAGTCACTGAGTCGGAAAAGACGATTAATAATTTTGCTGACGTAGGAAAGCTTTACGGTAGCCAAACACCAGAAAAAATGCAGTTCCCTAACTTCAACAAAACCGTCGCTCATGATGCTGATAAAATTACAGGTGCGCTTGACGAAACCTTTGATTTGATTGAAGACATTCAGAAAAATTCTGGTGTAATCTATTCGGCTCCTGTAATGGGCGGTAATCAGACAGTAAACCTGTACGATAAAGTACGATTAGATCGCCATGTTAAAAATAACCGGCAACAGATTGTCAACTCTTTAGATGATTGGGGTCGCAAACAAGGCTGGTTCAGAGGGACTCGTTCGGCTCCTGTAATGGGCGGTCAAGTTTCAAAAAATGCCCCAACGACTGCGGCGGATTTGCCCCCGTTTTTTCTTGACACTTTGTCAGCAATTCTCCGTACAACTCAAATCCCTGGGTTTGCCTTTTGGCAGATTCCTAATTACGCATTAGACTTTACGGCTCGTAATGGAACTGTTATCCGAATTCCTCGATTAAATTACCTAACAAGTTCCCCGTCGGTAAGCGATTATCAACTATCAGGAAAGGGTGAGTATGCTGATCTGACTTCTGAATCAGATAATAATAGTGCGTCTAGCGTATCGGCAGAAATCTTTGAATATGGGCGCGGTAAAGTAGGTGCTTCTACTGCAATCCGACCTGTTTCTATCCCAACTTTCACTGAATATTTTAGTGCGATGGGAATGATTGATTGGATGCAGAATACGCTGTATTACGACTATGCAAGTTTTGATAATACCATGATCAAAACGATGCTTGATAGTACGTCACTGCATTTGTATAACAAAAAAGGCAGTCTTGTTACTTCTCCCACTGGACTATCGGCAACAGGAGATGAAGGAACTTTTACCAAAGGATTCTTGCGGCGATTATATCAATATGCCCACGATAACAGGTTCCAGATGTATCCCGACCAGACGTATTTGTTATTCCTAAATTCGACTCAAATTCTGCAATTAAAAGAGAGTTATAATGACGATTGGCAAGCAAATACGACTCGCGATCTTGACGCTTTACTAAATATTCTCAATCCATCCTATATTCCCCCTGGGGATACTGGAAGGGTTAACTCGTATTTAGGGTTGGTAGAAAAATTCCATATTTTTGAAACTGGCAATAGTGTCGGTGTCGGAGCGGCTGGTCAACCCGGTGTTCAAAGTGAAACATTGGGCGGTTCTTTAGGTGCTAAAACTACCCGTACTGGTTATTTAATTGGAGCCGGTGCGTTAGGTGTTGGTGTAGGGATGCCGTTTCAAATCACTTTTGATAATGTCACTCAATTTGATCGTCGGATTCGCGCAACTTGGTTAGCGTGGCTCGGCTACAAAACTCTTGACGTTGATCCCGTAGGTACTGGGGAAGCCTCTCAGCAGTTACGAGTAGCTGAATTACGCACCCTAGATGTAGCGGTATAAACTTTATCTTTCTAACAATTATGGCAAGCAAAGAAACCCTCGAAGAAACTTTACCCACTGTGACAGGTGGAACTAAAAACCTTCCCCTGACAAATGGAACCAATGAAGTTACTTACGGCAATCTGAAAGCGCTAGGTTATCCAGTCTGTAACCGGTGTAAAGGTCAACTCAGAACTGATCTCGATCATCGTCCATTTTGTCCAGTCAAAGACACCAGTTGTCCTCTATTGAGCAAAATTTCCTAATGATTTTTAGCATTGATGACCTCTCTATTTTCGCACCATCAGTATCTTTATCAGAAGATGCCGTCACTGGTGCGATTTACTTTGTTCAATCAATCATTGAAGGCGATAGAGGGGCAGATCGACCTTTAGAGATTACCCGTCACCGGGAAAGACTAAGAGTTAATCTAAAATTCCAAAATTTTAGATTAACTTATGTCAGTATAAATACTCCACTTATCAGCAATCCTGCTCCGATAATTAAAGCTAGACTAGGCAATATTACCGATGGATTTAATCGGGCTATCGCTCCTGATAGTTGGCAAATTTTAGGCTCTAACGACTACATAATCGATATAGACGGGCAAATTCACCTATCTACTGCGATTGGTAGATCGTGGGGATATGGCGGCTATCGTGGCTACAGTCGGGAACCATATCCTGAGTTTTCTGAGGCTGATGTAGAGTATTCCAGTGGCATTGATTTTACCCAAGATACCCGACAAACAAAAGAGATAAAAGCGGCTTTTGGTCGTGTTTTAGATTGGGTATGTAATACTGGTTCTTTTAAAGGTGTTTCGTCAGTTGAGTTACCTTTTGAAGAGGCAAAAATCAACTACGGAACTGGTCAACTTGGTACAATTCCTGATGATTTGCTAATGATATTTAAAAAGTATCGCCCAATAAAATTATGAAAGCGATTTTTATCTGTCCACTTCCGCCGACTCTTAATGAACAAATAAGATACGCTCGTGCAAATAAATTTAAAAGCGCAACTACTAAAAAAGAATGGGACTTTGATATACAAAAACTTATTATAGAACAAAAAACTCCATGTTTTCCTGACAAAGTATGGATGCTTTACGAATGGCGAATTAAAAACTTTGGACGTGATCCTGATAATGTTTGTGGTAGCGCAAAATATGTTAATGACGCACTGAAAAAGACAGGAGTTATTGTTGACGATAATTTAAAATATATCTATGGATACGATTCAATATTCACAAAATGGACGAAAGACGAATTAAAGCTAACAATTAGTGATAAACCAATTCTAAAGAAAATTTTTATAGAGGATGATAATAGCAATGCTATATCTTAAATTAGACCCGTCTATTGTCTGTGTTTTAATTGTTTTCGCCTGCTTGATTCATTCTTTCTTTACTCCTGAAACTACTGACACCTACGGCAATGTTATCGTAGCAATTGTTTCAGGATACCTCGGCTACTTAAAAGGTTCCGATACTTAACTGCCCTGATCAAATCTTGCATAAAGTTTAATTCTCCGTCCTAGTTTTGCGGCAATTCCTAGCTGCTGGCTTGTCGGGGACTCAAACACATTTAACTGTCTGACAAGACCGATTCTGCCATTAATCGTTACCTGTAATTCTCCTGTACTCATGATCGGGAACGGGTAATCTTTAGGCTTTACCAATCTTCCCTCAAAATATTCACAATCGAGATAACTACCTTCTTGTACTTCTGCCACAGGCGGTTTTGACTGTTGCAACCAACAGGTAATTACTACAGACTCTATAGAAGATGCTCTCATAACTAGATTACCAACGGCATCGGTAATCATGGTAGAGCCTATAGCCACGGAAAAGGATAGAGAGGCATTAGCCTTAATTGTGGGATTTTCTAAAAACTTCCCCGCAACTCCAATAGCAGTGTCGAACATTTGTATTAATATAAATTCTTCTAATTTTAGTGTATCAAAATTATCTTGACAATTCAAGTAAGAAGGCGTATAGTTGAGTTATGGTAAATTTGTAGAAACAAGATAAAATTATGTCAAAACAATTACTGATAGATTTAACATTTTTCATGTTAAATATTGCGATAGTAGTTCTATGGGTTTCTTGGCTTTTCTTAGAAAAAAGTTAACTTATAAAGCCAAATAGTTATCTAAAGGAGGTACATCATGGACAAATCTAAGTTTCATAAAACCCCGTTATCTCTTGGAGTAAAAATGGGAACTACATTAAGTTATGCAGTTTTTTGTAACTACTGTGGTTTTGAAATTCAAGAATGTCCAGACATTAAAAGCATTGAACTGCTAAAAAATGTTATACAGGAAATTGTCGAGGTTAATCCGATAAAAAAGTACACGCAAGCAAACTGGAAAAATTGGATAAAAACCAGTCAATTAATTATTCCAAAT